GTCTCCCAGTCTCCAGTCGGCACGCCGCTCGCGTCCACTGCCTCGATGCAGTACGGAATCCAGACGTTGGTCCCATAGGCCGAGTTCAGCGTCTGATAGCCCGTGATGGCGCCGGCCGTGGTGATGTTGCCCGTGCCGGTCGTGGTCGTCGTCTCCAGGCATCGGTCGAAGTACAGCGGCACCGATCAGGACCAGGTGAGCGTGAACGTGAAGGTGATCGAGTCGTTCAGCACCAGGGGAATGCCCGCGAAGTCGGAATGGAGCAGGAGCACGCCGGCCGCCGCCAGGCTGAGGATGCCGGCGTTCGTGATCGTCTTACTGCCGTTGGCGATGATCGTGCCGACAAACCGATTCTGGTTGGCGGCCGGCTGCGATTGCACGGTCGCCACCCTGGTTTCGGATGCCTCGGTAAATAGGATGGTGTCGGCCTTGGCTGCCGTGCCGGCGCCAGAGCCCCAGCCTACGCGCCAGGTGGGGACGGCTGCGGTGCCGTCCATCAGGTCCGCGGTGATTTCCTCGCCTGCGTCGGTGTAGATGTCAGCCACGGTCGGGCTCCTGGGTTGTGTTGGTTGGCGTCATGGCGTCATCGATGAGCTTCGCCACCTGGGCTTCGGTCACCTCGACGGGTGCGTATATCGTTTCGACGGTTCCATCTGCGCGACGGATCGTCATCTGCAGGCTGGCGGTCGCCCTGGATCGGCTGTTCATTCTGCTGCCTCCTCGGTTGAATACTCTGGCACGCCGTCGGTGATGTTGCCGGCTTCGTCATACTCGAAGCGAATGCGCTCCGGTCGCTGCCCCAGGTTGACGTTGATGTTCATGGCCGGCTGACTGGCGGCGCCGTTGGTCGCCTTGCCCTTGGCTGGCGCCGCTTCGACGAGCTCGCCGTCCTCCTCCTCCTCCTCGCGCTGCATCTGGCTGGCCTCCATCGCCGCGGCCGTGGCCTGCATCTTGCGATCGACGAATCCTTTCACGCGCTCCAGGATCTCGATGGTCGCCTCGGACAGCTGCGCATCGGTGGCTTCTTCGTGCGCCTTCGGGTTGATCTTGTGCTCCTCCATCACCTGGCGAATCATATCCTCCACTTGCTTGAGCAACTCGGCGTTCTGTCGTTGCTGCTCTTGAGCCTGGCCCTCGGCATTGCCCGCGGCCGCCATCTCGCCCTGGATCCTGGCGACGTCGGCTTCTGCCGTCTTAATCTTGGCGTCGGCCTGGGCCTTGTCGGCGTCGGCGGTGGCCATCTCGGCGTCGGCTTTCGCCATCATCGCCTGGATCTTCTTGTCCTCCAGCTCCTGCTGCTTCTGCGCCATGACCATCTCGGGAGTCGGCTCGGGCTGCCATGGCTGGCCATCCTTCATCAGCTGGCCATCCTCGCCCTTGGTGACGCCCTTCGGCAGATCCTCCAGCTTCTCCTCCTCGGTCTTCAGCTGGTCGGGGAGCATCTTGCGCAGCACGGCCGACACTTCGTCGGAGCCTGGCACACCCAGGTTCTTGACGATCAGGTGGACGATGTTTGCAGCCACCTCGGGAGGCAGTGTCTTGAGCAGCTCCATCTGGAGATCGGCCGCTTCCTGGCGCTGGGTGGCGTAGCTCGGCCCCGTTTCGAGCACCACGTCGAACTTGCCGGCGTTGATGTCAGCCACCAGGTACGTCCGGCCGGTTTCCCCGTCGATGACAGTCTGGTTGATCTCCACGAAGTCCTCGCCGCCATCGGGAAGCCTGACGCGCAGCACGCGCTGGGTGTCCATGATCTGCGGAATGGCTTCCACCAGGAGTCGGCCCATCTGCTCGATGGCGCGGCCCAGGTTGTCCGGGAATTGGAACGTGCTGGTGGCGCCGGCGTTCTGCCTGGCGATGATGGCCTTGCCTGACTTCTCGTTCGACACTCGGCCCAGGTTGGCGTCATGCAGGCCGATGATGCTCTGCATGTCCTCGCCATCTTGAGCGGCGTTCTGGAGCTCGGCGGCGGCGGTGTTGGGCGGTTGGATCCGTTGCGGCGGCGACACGCCTTCAACGTGGTTGTAGATCAGGTACGGGAAGTTCTTCTGGTTGGCCTGCTCGAAGCGATCCTCGTGGCCGGCGATCTGCTTGGCGGTCGCCATGTAGGGCGCGCGTGGCTGGAGTGCCACCACCTCGGCGGCCGCGGTGCGCCAGTAGTTGTACGATCGCGCGGCGTCCTTGGCGTAACGGATGGCGCTCTCGTAGTGGGTGATGCCTTCGACGATCATCTCCTCGCCGAATACGGGGAATATCGGAATGGCGCTGAATGGCAGGTCGGTCGGCCCTTCAAGGATGTCGCGCGCCGTCATCCGGCGCCAGGTGCATACCGGGCGCTTCACTTTCTTCGCCATCGGCTTGCCATCGGCCCCGTTGACAACATGCACGCCTGACTCCCTCTCCATGTCGTCAAGCACGGCGGCCACCTGGGATCGGTAGACGGCCTTGCCGTTGGACAGCATCAGCACCTCGTCGTCGCGATACTCGATCTTGTAGTAATTGGTGACGCGCACGCCATCTCGGTTCCACCAACCTTGCATCGCGCCGCCGGCCGTTGGGCCTGCGAAGTCACTGGGATTCTTCCCTGGATACTTGGCGTCGAACGTCTTGCGCTGCATCCATTCCCAGGTGAAAGCGTCCTGGGCATCGCGATAGTCGGCTTCCTGGGCATCTGGGTCGAGCGTTACGCAGTAGGAGTCTTTCACACGATGAATGATGAGATCCTGGACGAATGGATTATCTCGGCTCCACTCGTTCATCAGCAGGAAGTAACCGAAGCCGTGGTCGACGGCGTGCTTCGTGGCGGTGTCGTATGCCTGGTCGGCTCGGCTTATGTGTTCGATGTTGCGGATCAGGCCGGAGTACACGTCAGCCAGGGAGTAGTCGCGGGTGCCGGCCAAGTTGCTGACTCGGCCTTGCTTGGCGTGGTTCGTCTCCACCGGCGTCACCTTCAGCTGCGGACGCTCCTTGCGTACTGCGTTGGTGATCTGGCGACAGAATGCCGGGAACAGGTTGTACGTCAGGACCGGGCGGCGCTCGTCGACGCGATCCTGGCGGAGTTGCTCCGGCCAATGGTTGCCGGCGATGAAGTTGTCGTCGTCCAGCGCCTCCTGGTGAATGATCGACCAGAATGACTGGTGGATCTGCCAGCGGTCGAGGATGCCTCGGATCTCGTCTTCCAGGCGGGCTTTGCTGTCCTCGCGCTCGTAGTCCGAGTCGACTAACAGCAGTGCGTCATTCGGCAGCTGGTCGGGGAGCGTGGTCGGGTCGGTCGTCGCCATGTCGTGGAATCCTTGTCACCATTCGCCCCCAGATGTCCGGCCGGATCTGGCGATCGGCTTGCCCTGGAAGGCGTTCGGCGTGTTGAACAGGTAGCGCGTGCAGTCCATCAGGTGATCGAACCGTTTCACGATCTTCCCCTTTTCGTCCCGGCGATAGAGTCGATACTCCTTCTGCCACTGGACGCAAGTCGTGAACACCTTCAGGCGGCCAGTCTGCATCAGGACCAGACAATGCCGCAATCCAGAATGCACGGCGTTGTTCGCGTTCATCAGGTGGAGCCCGAGATCCTCGTACTCCTGTTTGAGCTTGGAACCATCTTTTTGACTTCCAACATTGTCACCCGCCGGATCGATGCACCCCTCCAGGTTGCGCCAGGGAAGCATGGCCCTGATCGACGCCGCGTGGATCACGGGCTCGTTGCGCTGGCCGTAGTACTCGGCGATCACATAATGCTGGTCAGTGTCCGGGTTCCTGGCGCCCAGGAGGCTGGCGGTGTAGTTCCAACCAGGGTCGAGCGCGTAGCCCAGCTCCCACCAGTCCGGGATGGCGAACGGCCGGACGAACAGCTCCGACTCGCTGACTGGGTAGATGGCGCCGGATCCCAAGCTCGGCCGGCCCTTCTCCCTGGCTTCACGCTCGTGCGGCAGCAAGCCTTCGAGGATCGACTCGCGCTCGGCTTCGTCGACGATCGGTGGCTGGAGATGCGGCACGTCCTGGTGACCGATCAGGTCGATGTACTTGCTCACAGCGCGTCTTTCCGCGCCACGATCCGAATGCCGGACAGGCTGATGGCGTTCACGCCGACGCGCTTGGAGATGTAGGTCCAGCACCGTTGGCGATCGATGGCCTGCTGCATCCGGTTGGTTTCGGTCAGCACCTCCATGCGGAACGGGCGATCGCTGATGCTGGCGCAGCTCACGCGCAGCGCGGGCACCAGCTCGACCAGGATGGCGCGCGCCTCGGCTTCGCTTTGCAACAGGTACGCCAGCGCCTCGGGGTTATCGGCCGCGAATTGGGCGAACAGGTCCAGGACGCTTTGGCGTTTCGACTCGGTTGCATCGGGCGGTGAGGCAGGGTCCACAGAATCCATCATCGAATATGGCTCCTTGACGGTCGAGGATCTCGCCACAGTCGTGGCATTTACGTCGGTAGTAGGGTTTCAGCATCTTCGCCTTCCCAGTCGGCACTCAGGTTGAGCAGATCGGAGTCTTCGAGCAGGTTGAGCACCGTCTCGCTCATTCCCTCGATCGGCGTGAACGTGCTGATGATGCTGCCGCGAGTTGTCAGCAGGCGCAACTTGCATTCCTTGTAGATGTCGAGCGGCGGCTCCTCATCGAGCCAGATCCAATGGACGGCCTCGGCCTCGAAGCCGGTCCGGCCCTCCTCGTATGACTTGAACGTGAGCAGGTTCTCCCAGCCCCGGACGTGACGCACCACCACCTGGTCGACAGCATCGGCCACACCCGTTCGCCTGGACAGCCGGCCAAGTCGGTTGGATGGGATTAATCCGCCACGCGCCTCGGTGTATCCGTTCTGCTGGGTCAGCGTGCCGAGCAGGATCCGCTGGTTCACGTCGCGGACCTTGGCGCTCTTGGTGCCCGCGGCCCAGGCCAGGATCGGCACCTCGAATCGCTTGCCTTCCCACCAGGTGGGATACAGGCCGGTCAGGTGGAGAGTGGTTTCATAGCCGCCGATGCCCATGGTCTTGCCGACACGGTTGCCGCCCATGACCACGCGCTCGTTGTGTATGGATCCTGCTTTGAACATGGCGAGATTTTTCGCATACAGCTCCCGGCGGAGCGGCCCGGTGTCCGGGTACAGACGAGAGAGCGCCTCGGCCTCAGTGCGTCGTCTGAGTTCCCTGGCTATCAGGACCGACGCCGTTGCCGGTGTCATCTTTCGCAACGAGTCCGCGGATATCAATCTGGCCAGCCTCCATGATCTCCACCAGCAAATGACGCAACTCGTCGGTGCTGATGTCTTCGATGCTTTGAACGTGCTCGATGCGGTCGGTGAACATCTTCAGGTATTTGCCGTGGAGCTCGGCCGCGCGGATGGCGTCCCCATACTTGCCTTCCTCCAGCGCCTTGTCGCCGATCACCTGGAGTCTGCGCAGTACCGCCTCGACGGTCACGTCGGCGCCAGATAGCGCCTTTGCCACCCGTTTATCAATCTCGGCCCGGATGTAAGGTTTCTGGAGGTTCTCGGTTGCCACGTTGGCCAGCGTCACGTTGTTGCCCGCGTAGCCGGCTCGCCTGGCCGCTTCGGTGCCGTTGAAGTTGACCACGGCCGAGCAATACCAGGAGATGAATGCCGCCTGTTTGAGCGTGAACTTCTGCGGTTTTTCCTTCATGTCACGCCAATCGGCCTGGCTAACCCGTGCTCGCGCAGGATCAGGCCGGCGGCTTCGAGCTCATCGATCACCGTGTAGAACGCTCCCTCCTCGATGCCCATCGCCTCGCGAAGCGTGCGCAGCGGCACCCTGGCGACAGACGTGTATCCGCCGGCCCGTAGCGTCTCGGTGTTCTTGGCGTGCTGCTTGATGAGCGCCGGCAGCACCTGGACGCGAGCCCGGTCAAGCGGGGCGGATCGCTCCCAGGATTTATCAAGCGGCTCGTAGCGCCTCAAGACATGATCCGTCTGGGCTGCGCGATCGCCTTGACGAGCGCCATGAATCCCATCTCGATCTGGGTGCGTGCGATCGCCAGGTTTCGATGGTCGAGGGTTGGCCGGCCGGCGACAGTGCCAACGGCGCC